GAGCTGTATAAGTTGTATTATTAATTTCATCAATAACAACCATATTTGTTATCTGAGAAGATAACCCTCTGTATATTTTATATTTTAAAGCAGACGAAATACCAGTCCAATTTAAAATTATACTATCTCCATTTGGTCCGCTTTGAACAGCCAAATTTTGAATAGATGATAATTTTTTAGAACCTAAATCATCATTACTTTTTTGACTTAATCCAGAATTGTTTTCTGCAATTACATAATAAACATAAACTTCACCAGGAATAGAAGTGGTATCATCAAAGTTAGTGCTTGTAGTTGTTTGAATTATTTCATCATTTCTATAGATTTTATATCTAAGTGCTTCTGCTGCTGCATTCCAAGTCAAAACTACTTTGTCTGTAAATTGATTATCAGATGCTATTAAATTTTGTGGTGCGGCAGGAACTCCACCGGGCAAGCCAGCAGGAACTGGTGGTATAACAATATTTCCTGTAGGTTCTCCTGAACCATAAACACCAGAATTTGCACCCGGACTAAATTGATCATTTTGTGGCATTATTCAAATTCCTCTATCTCTACAAGGTAATCATATGGTAATGTAGAATTTACTTCATTTGGTTGAACTTCTATAACTTTATCACCATTTGTATCTAGGATAAAATCACCATTCGTATCTCTTTCAAAAACAACAGGTCTAACTCTTATTGAAGCGTATTTCTTATATGCCATATTTAGACCTCATCAAAATCAAAAAGATTGACTTTAACATCTTTAATAATACTTGAAGAATTTCTAACCGGACCATAAAGATTTGCTTTTGCTGTAAATTCCAAATCCCAATTTAAAAGTCTGGTGTCTTCTGAAAATTTTTGATCATATACTTCTGTTGGATTTATTTGATTTAAAATTATAGGAATATCTACTTTTTCTAAAGTATTATCTAACACTTTTGGTTTTATTGTTATAGTAAAATCCGGAGTAAAGAAAGGTAATATTTGTTCTACTATTTGTAAACCATCATCAATATTTCTTGTATAAATGTATAATTGAAAATTTATATTATAAGGAACATCTTCATAACGATATTGAAATGTTATTTCATCATTGGTTCCGACATCTTGCTTCCATCGTTTATTTAAAGAATTTTTCTTTCTCTCGGAATCATATTGGATGCCAGTGATAGAAAATCCCATTCTTGGTAAAACTGTTTGTACCATTGTCTTATCAACATCTAAATTTAATCTGTGTACAAATTTTTCTTTAGGTGAATAAATTAATGGAACTTTTATTTTTTTAGTAATATTTCCATCAGTTCTTTGAATGTAAATATTATTGAAAAGTGTACCAAAAGCAGTCACTAATTTTCTTATAGTACCATGATAGAATGTTATAAACATTAATAATTACCTTCTGAGAATGGATCTTTAGTTGTAAAATCTATAATATCATCTGATTCGTTTTGTATTAGTGAATTATCATTTGGTTTCTTATTATCAAAAATATATGTTCCGTCTTTTTCTGTTGTCTCTGTTTTAACCAATTCACTTTGTATATCATCAATTTTGCTGAAACCAGTTTGTATATCTTCCATAGAATACTTATACAACTCGCAATCTAGTCTAAATGTATAGTAATCCCCTTGTTGGTATAAAACATCTTCGTTTTCTACAAACTTAATTTCATATAAATTATCCGATGTTGGTGATAACGGAAGATAAATCAAATCACCTTCAATTGGTCTATTCATAGGATATAATCTTCCAGTTAATTGTGGCAATTTAAATGCTTCTTCTCTAAATCTCTTTTTAGATACAACGAGAGTAACATTATCCTTTACTTCCATACCAAATTTATTAACAATATCTCTTTCTCCTTCAAATCCTTTAGCATTTTTCAAATACATTTCTATAGAAAATGCATTCTTTAATTTGCCTAATTGATTATCTCCAAATAATGAATCTATTTTATCTGTTGTTTTTACAATATAAACAACATCAATACCACTAACCTTGATAGCTTCCTCTGATAAATCCTCTATCAAATTTTGAGTTGGTTTATAACCTTGATTTTTAAAATATGGATTTGTTGCCATTTTATCCTACAAAGAATTGAGGTGGGAGTTCCCACTTAGCTTGCATCTCGTTTTCTAATTTTTGTACCTCTGAAGTTCCTTCTTGGAATACTTCAGCACCATTTAAAACTATACCACCCGGTAATTCCATACCACCAAACTTCATCATATTGGAACCCCATTGTTGCTTTATTAGTGCTGTTGTATAAAGTTTTAAAGTTCTATCATTATAAATTTCAGTATATTGTTCAGGATTTAATATTTTATATCCCTCAAACATGATATATTGTCCCAAATATGCTTGGGCTTTCCAATCCATATTGACATATATTCTATTTGTAACTCTACTAAACTCTAGTGTTTTTTCTGGTGTTAACAAATCTTGTAACATTTGCATATGACTTCTGGTTATAGCATATGTTATCATAGATTGACTATAGGTATTAGTTCTGAGTCCGTATAAGTCGTTTAATGCAATCTGATATCTTGCATCGAACATACCAGTGCCACCTAAAGTGTCATATAATTGAAAACATTTAGTCACACTTATGATAGAACTACCATCTGGATCTAATGCTGGTGCTTCTACTATTGGAACTACTGTATTCGGATTTGCTGCTGTTGGTTCCTTTAAATCAATATAACCCCTATCCATATCGGTTTGGGTTATTTGTTTCCTCATATAGACCTTTTCCACACCATCAAAATGATATTCTGCAAAAAACTGCAAAGCATCATCTAGACGATCCTCTATTTGAGAATCGTCCACATTTATTTGAATAACTGGATGTCCTAATTTTCTAAGACAAAACTCTTTTAATTGTTCTCTGCTGGCTGGTTTAGCCATAAAAAAATCTCCTCTTTATCTGTTATTTATAAAGAGGAGACTTCTGATTTTTTAAAAAAAGTATCAATCTGCAAATAAGAATTGTACTTTTAACATATCATTTGTTGATAAATTCAACGAAGATACCTTTTCTACCGAAATGGGAGTCCAATTTAACTCAATTTCTGTGTCTAATAGTTCGCTAAATTCTTTCAAGAATGCATCTCTATTAGTTTCTGAAACTGAAACTGCTTCGTTTTCTCCCTTTTCTCCATATTTTGAAACTAATTTTACTCTTTGTTCCTCAATAACCTTTACTTCTTCATTTAGAGTTTTGAGTAATTTTGTTAATTGGAATGCTATATTGACTGGCAATTCTGCTTCCAATACTTTATTCATAACAGGGACAGAACTATAAATTTCAAATAACTTAACCTTCATTTAAATCTCCTTTATACTATAGAAACAAAAAATTCAATTGAACCAAACCAATCAATTTTTTCAGTAGTTAATTTTATACTCTTTGCTTGGAATGTCAATAGCAATTTATCATTAGTATCTATACTGGATATTATTCTTGGATAGGAATTTGTTACTAATGGATTCGTAATTGTAGAGAATTTGGGTTGTAGAATTAATGTATTATTGGAAGGTATAGTAGAAAAATTTTGAAATTGTTTATCAGAACCAACAGCTTTGCATGTAGCATCATTTGTAGTTTTACTATAAAGATATGAAAAATGACTAGGAATATGTCTATAATAGTATTCTGAATTATCACCATTCACATCTGAAACTATATTATAACCAGTAGTAAAATGATAATAATCATAAGTTTGTGTTGCAGTTGCTTGACCAATAAGATCAACTTTTGCTGTTAGATATATTTTATTCTTAACTCCAGGATCTATTGTAAATGTTGCAATATTTACATAACTACTTGTTGGGTTCATATTATATGTAAACACTTCTTTGTGTAAATATGAATTACCTGTTGAACCATAAATTATACCAGAATTTGCAGAATTTGCAATTGATTGTGGTTGTAAATAAAATTTACCAGTTCCGTCAGGTTTTAATATTAAAACTTGATCTGTATTGGATGTTATTCCCTGAATTTGTATTTCAGAAAGTTCACCAAGATCTATTCCGTAATTTGAATTAAATGGTTTACTCATATTCTTTCCTATTTTTAAAATTTAAAGTTGAGCAATTGTTCTACCACCAAATTGTTCGTCTTCCAGTTCAAATGGTAATGGTGGAACCCTTGGAACTGTAATTATATTAATTTCTTTGTTAGCACTTCCACCTATTACTATTGGTGATTTTTTACCAGATGAAGAAACACTTGAAGTTTGTATTCTTAAATAATCTGGTAAATTCAAGCCAAATTCTGTATGTTTTACAGTGCATGTCCATTTTGTCGTAGCAACATAATTATACCAATTAATTGCACTGTTACAGATAT